TTTCGATCGTCGCCTGCTGGCGCCGGAGCTCGGCGGCGTAGCCCTGCTGTGGTGGCAGCAGCGGGTTTGGTAGCGGCTTCACGGTACCGTGGTCGTTCTCGTTTACGACCTCGGACGCGATCTCGCGCGCGCGGGCCTCGCTCGGGTGGTAGTTGCCCCATAGCGCGACGCTTCCGCCGGCGCCGAACACGATCACGCCGATGGGGAATAGGATTTTCAGCGTGCTCGGCCGCAGCAACGCTTCAAGCGAGTCGCGCGTTGGCTGCTGCACTTCGGCACTCCCTCTCAGAACAGCTGCGTGTGCGCGGCGGCGATCACGAATGCCACAGCGAACACGCCGACGGCTATCACGACCAGCGTGACGTTGGAAAACCGCGCGTCCTTGTGCTGCCGTAGGTGAGCAGATTTCATCTCTGCTGTCTGCTCGCGCGTCGCCTTCGCTTCGTCCCTGGACACCGCGACCAGGTGCTCGAACCCGGTGCGCAGCTGTTGGATCACGTGGTCGTCTTTCGACTCGAGCTTCCCTAGCTCTCGCTCCGTGCGAAGACGTTGGTTCCAGTTTTCGCGGTCGAGGCTGTCGACTCGGCGCTTCAGCACGCGCACGGACTCGATGCCATCGGGACGCGTCTCTGAATCATCGTTGCTGCGACCGTTGCCGTGGCTCACGTTGTTGCCTCCCGCGCAGCGCTCGGCGCCTCGAACACAACGCGCTCGAAGTCGCTCACCGGCTGCCCGATGTCACACGTTCGGATCCATCCTTCGAGCGTGTCCTGCGCGTTCTCACGCAAGCCGAGCTTGTAGCGGTTGCCACAGTTGCCCTCGAAGGTGTTGAAGCGCGTCGCGTCGGCCGCAGCGCAGATGCCGGTGTGACCGTGCCCCGTGAACCGGCCAGTGACCGGGTCTCGGTAGAGCATGATCCATTGGTCGCCAGGTTCGATCTGCGCGCCCGGGTCGTTCTTGTCGACCCAGCGACCGTGCTTCTTGGCAAGCTCGTACGCACGAATGCAACCGCCCACGCGCTCGCCGAGCACGTAGAAGCCCATTGCCTCGTGCAGCACCCACGTGGCGCTGAAGCAACACCACGGCGGACCCTTGTCTCCGGCGGGCTGGTTCGTCCAGCCGGTGAACTTGTCGACCACGGGCCCGCGGTTGGAGCCCATCGGCTGTTCGCGCACATCGAGCTGATACTCGGCGAGCGCCACCTCGAGGATGGCCTTGCGCTGAGGCGAGATGCCAGTCGGGATCCGGTAGCTCGCACCGATCCCGCTGCGCTGCGCGTCGAGCGGAGCGTTCAGCGACCACCACGTGCCGGTCCAGACCTCGCCGTCCACCTTCAGCGGCTTCTTGTCCTGGCCGATGTGCTGCAGCTGGTAGTCGACGATCACCGGCTTCAAGTCCGGCTTGAACACGTCCGTGACCTGGCTCGGATAGCGCAGCCCGCGCGCGACCAGCAGGCGCTGCAGCTCGAGCACGTCGGGGCCCTGACATCCGACCCTGAGCACACGCGTGAGCTCCATCAGTCGTCTCCCATGCCCGCGCGTTGCTCGCGCTCGTAGAGTCGTGCATCCGCTTTCAGCTCTTCGGTCGTCGGCACGTTTGCACGCAGCGCGTCCTCGTCCTGCGACGACACCGCGCTCACGTACGCGCACAGCAGCTCGTAGCCGACGGTGCACCAGGCGCGGACCTCTGAGAGTAGGCGACCGATGCGGCTCAAGTTCCGACCTTATCGGCGGTGCCGGCCCACACGAACTCGCCGCCAGTGCCGACTGGGAAGTGGCCCCGGCACTTGCAGCAGAACGTGCCGGAGTAGAAGCCGGGATCGCGCGCGTACGTCTCCGCGAGCGCTAGGCCCATAGTCGTGGTCGACCCGCACTTCTGGTGCACGTACGAACGACGCACCGGACGGACGAAGCCCTTGGCACGCTCGGCTGCCGTCAGGACCACGTAATCCTTCTGCATGCCATCGGCGCGCGTCTCGACATGCTCGCCGATCGGCGTGCCGTGGATGGTCTGCACCGCGTTACGGTCCACCGGCGGTGGTGGCGCCGTGGGTGCAGGCGTCGAGATTTGGCAGCGCGTGTCATGTGGCAAGCCGGGCGACGGCGTGAGCGAGATGTCCGAGAAAACCTCGACGTAGATCCACCGCTCCAGCGAGTCGTGCTCGCCGCGGTGGACGAACACGCGGCTTCCCCAGAGCACGACGGCGGGCATGCCTGCGTCGGGATACGGATTGATCTCGACAGCGGCGACCATTTGACGACCGCTGCCGATGGCGCGCTGCAGGTTGATGACGCGCATATTCACTTCGGCTGCTCCCCGCGCTTCTCACGCAACGGCTTCAGCTCCACGCGCGGCTCGAGCGGCGCTGGCTTTCCGCGACCGAGTTGCTTGCGGACCCAGTCGATCAGCTGACCGAGCAGCCCGACTGCCGCGCCAGCGGTCGCGATGTCGTCCTTGGCGCTCACGGCGACACCGCTTTGTTCCACGTCTCGATCGAGTCGTGCACGAGGTGGTACGCGGGCGTGATCTGCGTCTCCCACGCGTCACGCGCATCGATGCACATGGGCGGCTCGGGCTCCGGCTCGCACACAGCGTCGATCAGCGGCTTCACGCGATTCAGGCCGCGGCCGAGCTCGTTCGCGGCGATGCGCGCGGTCTGCGGCGATGGGAGCTCGGCGCCGGCGCAGCCGCAGAGCAGCGCGCATGTGAGGGCAATCAACTTCATGGAACCTCAGAAGATGGTGTCGACATCGTGGTAGGCGAGGAAAGCGTTCAGGACGCCAGCGTTGTCCTGCGCGACGAAAAGCTCGTCACCCTGCAGCAGCACCGGCGTCGCGGCGGCGCTCTGGCTACCGCCGTTCACCAACACCGAGTTCCACGTGTCGCCGGTTACGCCGCCGTCGGTGCTCTTGAGCATGAGCACGTTAGTGGACGAGCCGTCTTCGTTGAAGAAGTAGGCGAGCGCGGTGATTGGCTCCAGGCCAGAGATCCCCAGGGCAACCCTGGCCTTTCCCGACGCGGGCGAGTCGAGTACCTTGGTTGGCGTCGCTGCCGTCGACAGCGTAGTGCGCTGCACGCCGCGGTTGGCGGCTTCCACGGAAGACAGTGAGATCAGCACAGTTGCCGGGCCGGTGCCGGAAATCATCTCGGCAGTCAGCTGCTCTCCGGGACCGAGCGGCGGAATGATCTGCACCGGTGGGGTGCTCGCGGCGCCCGTGCTCGCTCCACTCTTCGTGCACTTCTTGCCGTTGATCCGGAACTGAATGACGACATCATCGGGACCCGCGATGTTGTCGATCACCAACATGTCGGGAAACACGATCAGGTCGGACGGAACCGGCGGCATGACATCGACCTCGCCGTCGCCGGAATCGATCACCAGGCGCGCGAAACCTGCGTTAGCGCCCGCGTTGAAGATGCTGACTCCAAAACCAGCAGCACCTCTCTTGAGCGTGCGATTGAGAACGCTGGACAGCTTCTTTGGAGCAGGCATCTTGGTGAATCCTTATCCGAGCAGCGGTGCGTCGTCGTCGTCCGCGAGCAACGCGCCGTCGTCATCGAGCAGAAAGGCCAGACTTGCGGCCACGGGGTACGGCTCCGACACGTAGCCGTTGGCTGACAGGGAACCGCCGTAGTCGGCGCCGATCTGCATGATGCCGTCGCCGAAGTCCCACGGTGTGCCTGTTGCAGTGCCGTCGCCGATCGTCGCTCCGGAGACCTCGATGGTGCCCGCGCTGGCGTTGAACGTGAACGCCATCTCTTGCATGGCGCTGAACGTAACGTTGCGCGAGACCAACTCGGTGGAGCCGTCTCGATCGAGCACCACAACTCGCGTTGGCCCAGGCAGTAACGCGAAGCCAGCGACACCGACGCCGATGCCTGGCCGCGAGAGCGACAGCAGTGGCCGGATGTCCGGTGACGATGAGTCGTCCCCAGGTATGTAGTAAATCTTGAACGCGCCGCCCTGTATGTCGGGTGGTGTTGAGTCGAACGTCAGATCATCCCGCGCGCTCTGTCCCGCATGCGCGGCGTCCCAGAACTGTGCGTAGTGGCGCGATGTCATGGATCACCAGCGCGGCACGAGGTTGCCGAGCTTGGCGTCCGGCGAATCCCGCAGAACCCATCGCGCTCGACCGGACTGAAAGCCGCCGGAGAAGTTGAACTCCGTGTTGATCGAACGATAAGCGGCGATGTCGTGCGTCGAGTATGACCACGCGCGCACGCGGCGCAGATGGACGGTATTGATGGGAGTCTGACCGCCGCCGGCGTTCCACGATTGCTTCCAGATCAACGTGCGTCCGCGGCACTCGAAGATGCGGATCACGGAATCTGCCGAGTAGGCCTGGCTGTCGACGATCGTTACTCCGCCGTCGGTGGAGCGCGCAAGTTTCGGCGTGGTCGACGCGCCGTCGCTGAAGACCACGCTGGCCGAGTCCTCGTCGTACACCAGCTGCGGGTTTGCGGTTGCGTACGTCGCAAGAGAAGCGCCCGACACGAGCGCGGTTGCGCCCATGTCGTCGGTGTACGACAGATGCCTGACGCCGCCGATCGTCTGGTAGGCGACCACACGCCCGCCGGGCATCACGCACACGTCGGCCGTGGCATCGGACGACACCTTCGTGAAGTTCGCGGTTGCGAACCCGGTCGACATCTGCGCCTTGTACAGACCGGCCGACGCGCAGACCCAGAAGTAGAGGTTGGTGTCGTCGCTGTTGTACTTGTCGAAGACGACGCGCGTGAAGTTTGGCGTGCCGCTATCGGCGGTACCCGCGTTCGACTGCGGAGCCGTCAATGGAACGCTCGCGGACAGGCCGCGGTTCAGGCCGCGCCACGCGCCACCGTTTCCGACCGCGAGCGCGACCCAGCCTGGCACAGTCGGATCGGTCCGGCCGATCGCCACGCCCACGTAGGTCGCTGTACCGCTCTCAGCGTCCACCCAGCTTATGCCGTTGTCTTCCGACAGGTAGCAGACGTTCGTGCCGACAGCGACGAGCACATCGCACGGAACGCCGTCGATCTGCGGGTCGACCTGCTCCGTTGCAATCGCGCCGTAGGCTCCGGGCGCGGTGATGGTCTGGTACCCTCCGCCGAGCGTCTGCGCGAACTGCGAGTCCTGCGTGATGTCGCGGAGCGTATCGGCCAGCTGTCGATAGCTGGTGGGGTCGATCGTGAAACCCGGCAGCTCGATCGCGTTGGCGATCTCCTCCTGCTGGTGGTCGAACCAATCAGGCTCGAGATCGGTTGGGGCAACGCCGGGCGCAGTCGCGGCGCGGAACCCGTGCTTTCCGGTGCCGAACTTGTCGGTCTGCTTGGTTAGGGTACTGATGCGCTTCATTGGTGGTCAGACCCCGAAGTAAATGGTGCCGAGCTCGTCGGCAGCGAGCGCACTTTGGTTGCCGTTGTTCGGATCCACGAACACAGCAGCGCCGCTGCGCGTGAACGTGCCGTCGGAGAAGAAGCAGAGTGGAAACGCGAACTCGGCGGCGTACTGCGCGAGCACCTTCTTGCTGACCTGGCACTCGGCAACATCGTCGATCTGGCCATGCTTGATGTGGAACTCGTAGACGAACAGCCAGTCGCGCTCCTGCATTGGGTCGGTGCAGGCCGACTCGCACGTGAACGGCTGCCTGTAAAAGCGCCGGATGACGATGTCAGCGTCCGCGTAGCCGAGCGCGACGATCAGCGAGCGCAGGAACGGCTCGCTAGGGCCGCCGCTCCAGCCACCACGCGAGATGACGCGCGCCGTGAGCGCGGCGCGACGGTCGGCGAGCGTAGTCGGCGCCACTGCGCAAGCGTCGGGCAGGCCGTAGACCCGCTCCCAATCCGCGATCATCTCGGTGACGGTGCGCGGGTCCATCTCCAGCAGGAGATCCGCTGCACGGTCGACCACGCGCCCGAACGATTTGGCAAGCGCCGTGTGGAGGGCGTGCGCCGTCGACGTTGTGGATCGCGTCCACGCTTTGCCGGGAGGCAGCAGCTCCTTCAGCTTCTCGGTGTAGTCGGCCGCCATGGTCAGCTGAAGACGGGTGTGCCGTAGATGGCAATCTCGCCAAAGGCGTGGGTCACGTCTGCGGCAGGGAGCGTGAGGACGTGATCAGTCTCGCCCTCGGCTTCGCTGATGGCCTCGTTCACGTGCGACAGCTTGATCGTGCCGCCGGGCACGGCGTCGCGCGCCAGAAGGTCGTAGATCTCCGCTTCGACCGCTGGTTCGACCAAGGGGTCACCGTTCGGCGTAAGCGTCACGGTGTAGTCGAACGCAACCGGCGTCGGCGCGAACACGATCACCTCGGCCGACGAGCGCGCATCGAGATAGGCTTGAACCTCGGCGACCTTCGTGTTGTCGGGGATGATGCCTGACGGATTCAGGATGTCGCCATCGCCGTCGCAGACGAAAGTGAGCGCCACCTTGCCGAGCGCCTGATTGCCGACGCCGTTAGTGCCGCCGTACTCCCACGCGCGAGTGACGCCAGGAACCTCGAGCGCCCACGTAACGTGGTCGCCGGGTGCGCCGCCCATGGGCGGGCGCTGCAACCGGTCCAATAGGCGCTCCAACAGCGCGGGGATCGTCTCCTGGTCGGTGCCGCCTTCGATGTCGGCGTTGATGGTCGCGATGCTGTCGACGCCGCTGATGGGCGAGACGAGCTGGAGCGTCTGCCCCGCGAGGGTGTCGCCAGCCGCTCCGGGCGTGACCGCGGTGACGGCCACGGTCGAAGCCGTGATCGCGTTCGCGTCCGCGTCGGTCGAGAACGTAGCGCCGTCGGCGAGCCGCACCCAAAGCGCGCCCTGCAGCATGTTGCCGCCCGTGCCGGTGACAGCGATCGTGCCCTGCGCCGGTACCGCCGGCTTGCGCGTGAGCCCGAACAGCTCTGCCCACCGCACCACGTACGCATCGGACGCCTTGTCCGGGATGATCTGGTCAGCGTTCCAGTCGAGGTGATCGTGCAGGCCGTCAGCGAGACCTGCCGGCGCCATCGCGAGGGCGCGCTCGGGTCGGCGGCGCAGCTGCGCGTTGACGCCCGTTAGCTCACCCTCGACGTCGGTCTGCGCCTGCTCGAGCAGCTCAGCTGTCGTCGGGCGCGTGAAATCGGTTCCCATGCTCTACGGAGCCTCCAGCACGTTTCCGCTCACGGCTTCCCAGACGCGTTGCCATCGCTGCCCGTTGCGGCGGATGATCTGGACCGACAGCACCATCAAGCCCTCGCTCGAAGTGCCGGGTTGGAATCGGTGCTCGTAGATGGCGGGCCCTTCCCCAAACCACCACGTCTCGACGTTCACCTCGCGCGCGATGTCGTCGTCGAGCAGCCACTGCAGCGCTTCCTCAGCGTACGTCTTGCCGCGCGCCAGCGACTCGTCGCTCCTGAGAGCGCGCGCCAGCAGCCAAAGCTTCGAGCCTTCGACGTCGCCGTCGATCTCCGGAAAGCTGTCGCCCCACCAACCGCGGTTTTGGTCCGGCGTGAGTCCGGCTTCCGCGAGCTCGTCGCCGGTCGCGCGCGCGTCCTGAAACAGCGAGAGGATGACGGCAGTCTCGAGACCGTCGTCGACCTGCAGGCCGTTGTCGTTGACGAAGTCCATGCCGTCGGCCGTTTGGGCCAGCCGCAGACTCATTGCGCGAACCACTCGGGCGTCGGGTTGCCGTTGGTGTCGAGGACAGCGGTCCCCGTTTCCTCTGGCGTCACGTCACCCGTGACCACGTCGCGCAACACGGTCGCCGTGCTGTTGTCCGGGTACAGGTATTTCACCCGCAGCTCGCCCTCGACGAGGGAAGCCATGTAGGCGACGTGGTGTGCCATTTGTTAATGCTTTCGCACCGTTAGGTCGGGGTGATTGACGCGGGGCGCGAATCCATCACGCTTTACGCATGAGATCGCTTGCCCTGCTCGCCGTGATTGCCGCCATTGGCTGCTCGTCTTCGCCACCACATCCGCACGCGATGCAGCTCGACGCCAGCGCGTTCGACGGCGGCGAGGCGCAGCTGCTAGGACCGCTGGGCGGCGGACATGAGGCGGATGCGGATGCAGACGGCTCGCGGCAGGTCAACCACAAACCCATGCGCGGCACGTCAGATGCCGAAGCGGCTACCGTCGATGCCGGTGATGCCGGCATGTTGAGCGCGGATGCCGCAAGCACTGCCGAGCAAGACGCCGCGGCGCCGCCACCGCCGCTGGTCTTCCACTGCCCGCTAGGCGACGGCGACGCTGACGCCGATGGTTACCCGGACGCTTGCGACACGGTGCTGTGGGACATCGATTCGCCGGCGTACGACGCCAGTTCGTTCGCGCCTTTCACGACAGCGTTTGCGCGGTTTCGCATCCAGCGCAGCGACAACCTTTACCTATTCGTCGACGTGCCAATCGATGGGACGGCGACGACTCGCAGCGTTACTGACGGTGCCTCGGTCTCCGCGCAGGTGACGAGCGCGATCATGATGGGCACGTTCGACGATATCCGTGACGCCCTAACGAACAAGAAGTGGTCTACCGTAGCCGCGACCGAAGCGCGCAACGCCTTTCGCTTCTCAGACCAACTCCATCCCGGCGGTGCCACAGCCCTCATGCAGACCCCGAACCACACCAATCCGATCGCCAGCACTGCGACCATCACGCGCCTGGTGACGGACTCCTACGCTACGGCCGACGGCACGACCGTCAAGATTCACTGGCAGGTCCGCGGCTACTAGCTCCACGTGCTGACGGTGTTCGGTGGCGCGACCAGCGTCGCTGTGCCCGCCTTCATCCACGTGTCGATCGCGTCGCTGATCGCCGTAGCCGCAAGCGTGTGCGTCGCGGGTTTGGCCGCGGCGAATAGCGCGGCGAAGCCGACCGCTCCCGCCGGTGGCGTCGCGGTGAACACGGGCGCCATGCCCACGCCCACCGCGGCGCCGAACGCCGCGAAGGCCGCTTCCATCGCGGCAGCAGTGGTCGCCGCCACGCTGTTGGCGAACGCGCTCTGCAGTGCCGTCTTCAGCGTCGCGGCAGCGCTTGCGACCGCCGCCGATGGCGGCACCACTCCGCCCGCGTACGTCTGCATGGCGTCAGCCCAGGCCTGCGCGCAGTCGGCGATGGTCGCGCCCGGAGACGCGGCCAAATCTTCGATGTCCGACTTCAGTCCCGACTTCGAGAGCGTCATCAGGTTCCCGGCGTCGGTGTTCCGGACGGGCCCATCGCTGTCGGGTGCAGGTGCTGGCTCAGCGTCACGGAAGTCGCGGGGCTCGCGCTCTTCGCCGTCACCTCTCCAGTGGCCTCGATGTCACCGTTCACCTTGAGCTTGGGCGACAGCCCGCCGGGCGTGCACTCGATCGAACCGTCGAGCTTGAGCACGATCTTCGCCGGTGTTGGACCGTCGCTGTAGATCACGGTCTCGCCGTCCTGCAGTCCCTTCGGCCTTGCCGAGCGATTGGACACGCAGAGCGCAACGGTGTTGGTCCCGCGCCCGCCCACGCGCAGCGCCACGCCCTCCGCGCCCTTCAGCGGGACGTGCGACAGTCCACCGGGCTGCAGGTGCTCGACATCGTCATCGATCTCGTCAGCGACGCCCTCGACCTTCAGGGCCTGAAACTTCTTGGCATCGTTGACGGCGTCGACCACGATCCGAACCACCATGTTGCGCACGCGGTTCTCGAGCGGCTTCATCAACCGCTTCAAGAGCCGGATGGCCTGCTCGGTCGGCGTCACCGCTTGCCTCGCCGCACCTTCGGCTCATCGAGCACGTCGTAGGCCGCGCGATCGGCGAGCTGCAGCGTCGCCGTCTGCTTGCCCTTCTGGTCCTGGTACAGCTCGGAGGACGTGATCAGCAGGTTGCTGTCGACGCCAAGCACGGTGTCTGTAAATCGCGGCATCGTGTTGGGCTTCCAGATGCCGGAAAGCCCGCTCCACCCGTCGATCACACACGTGATCTGCTGGCTCTTGCCGGCCCGGATGTTGCGCTCCCACGTAGCGCGCCGCTTGATCTTCGCGACCGTGTCGTGGTGTTCGGGTGAGATGACGATCGGCCGGTAGCGCTTGACGGCGGGGTCGGTCACGACGTGCTTGATCTGATTGGCAGACGCGCCGTGCCAGTTGTCGTCGGCGCGCATCTGCGCCTTGAACGTGTAGAGGCTGAAGCGGTCTCGCCACGTGCCCGTATAGGTGGCGCTCTCGATGTTGACGCCGCTGCGGATAAGCGACCCGGATGGCAGCCTGGTCGCGCGCGTGAGCAACAGGTCGCCCGCTGGCGTCGTCTGGATGACGAGCCCGAACTTGCGCGTGAGCTGCGACAGCGCCTCAAAGACGGTCTCGCCCTCGTCGAGCTTGAAGTTGGCGACCGTCTCGGACAGTTCTAGGTCGGTGACCAGCGTACGGTCGATCGTGACGCTGATGCCGAACGGCTTGCATAGCAGCTCGGCGATCTTGAGGATCGACTTGCCGTAGATGCGCGAGCCCTTGTAGATGGCCGTGCAGTCACACAGGTCGGACGTGCGCGCGCGACCACTGATGCTCCACCGGTGTGTATGCGCGTCGTGAGACTCGATGCTGTCGTCGACGAACCCGGTGAGGAACAGGTCGCCATCTACCTCGACCTCGACTTGCGTGCCCTCGTCGATGCGGATCCGCTGTGACGCGCTCTCGATGCTTTGGACGTACGAGGCCTCGAACGTCTGAGTGACCTCGTCGATGGTCGAGCGCAGCGTGCAGCTCGTGAGGTCCTGGTATCGGTTGCCGCCGATCAGGATGGCGACATCAAGCATTGGGGATCGCGAGCTCGATCAATCCAGGGATGGCGCACGCGTTGGCGATGCTGTTGCGCTCGACGATCTCGCGCGCGCGAGTCGCGTCACCGAACAGCCGGTAGGCCAGCACGAGCGCCTGTGTGTCGCGAGGCGGCGTGTAGCGGCCCAGGCCCGTCAGGTCCTTGGTGGAGCGTCGCAGGTGCGTGTGGAACGCGGCACGCAGCGCCCGCATGGCCTGCGCGGCGTCACGCGTCATGGTGCCGCGCTGCAGCAGGCGGTCGAACACGGCGCCCGTGGCCTGCAGGGTCTCGTCCGCCTGGTCCGTGTTGTCGAAGTCTAGGTCGACCAGCTGGTCGAGCGACGACGCGAGAGCCGAGGACTCGATGAGATCGAACACGTCGGACTGGTTGTCGCGCTGCTTGTTGCGCGCCGTCGTCGTTCCCAGCACGGCCGGGAATCGGTCGCCGAGCGTGCCCAGCTGCGCCAGGTTGGCGAGCGTCTGCGCGATCAGCTCGTTGGACTTCACGGTGTCGACGCCCGAGCCCACGGCCGTCAGCACGCTGTTGATCAGGTCCTGGATGGCGAGCGCCAGCACAGACGGCGTGCGCAGCAGCGAGTTGGCCTCCGAGCTGAGGTTGTCGATCGCCGTGGAGATCTCGTTGACGAGGTTGATGCGGCTCTGGATGGAGTCGTTGATTTTCGCGAGCTCGTTCGTGAGGCCACGCGGCCCCTTGAGCAGCAGACCCACCGCTTTGGTGAGGAAGTCTGGCCCGCTCACGTCGAGCTTCGGCAGCGTCATTTTGGCGCGCAGCCTCGCCGACACTGCCTTTACGTTCGCGGCGGTGTCCACGCCCGGCAGCGTCGGCGCTTGCTTGCCCGCCAGGATGAACGGGATGACCAGGCGGGCCATGCCGCCTTCTCTGGTCGACTGCCGGACCCTGAACTTCCCGTTGACCTGCACCTGCTTGGTGCCCCGGTACGGGTGCACGAGCTTGCCGGGCCCATCCTGCGTGAGCGCGTCCTCGAGCCGTCGCAGCTGCGAGGCGTAGTTCGGTCCGATGACGAACGCTTCGATCGAGAACTCGGGCGTTTCCGGCCCCGTGTCCTCGATGCGGTTCACGCGCCCGGGGATCTCGTGCGCGATGACGACGCGCCCATCCTGATCGTCCGCGCTCTCGACTAAGAAGTCGACGTTGCGGAATGAGGCTGGTAGGCGGGCCATGGTCTAGCTCACGGAACGGACTGGTTGCCGTTGTCGACGGTCGTGAGGTCGAAGCCTGGCTCGGACCGCACCTTGCTGACCCGCACACGCGTGTCGCTCACCTCGATGTGCAGGCTTGCCGCGAGCTCGCGCGCCTGCGCGGCCTTGTTCTGCGCGACCGCGTCCTCGTCGTACAGCAGCGCGCTGCGCACGCGCTTGGCGTGCGTCATGTGGTCGCGCTTGTCGCGTGCCAGGAACTTCTTCTCGCGCCCCGTCAGATTCGGCGCGGCGCGATCGCTGTCGCCGTGCAGCGCAACGCCCCACCCCATCTGGTCCTTCTCCGAGATGTTGAACGCGCGCAGGATGCCGGTCGTGGTCTCGAACGCGGCCGCGAACACACCGATCGCGGTCGTAGCGACCCCCAGCTTGCCAATGAAGCTGGACCCGCCCCATGCGGCGCCGGCCGAAACGTCGCCGCCGCTACCCATCCCGCCTGGCAGTGCGCCGCCGCCGATGCCGCGGCGTCCGAACAGCGTCTGCGCGATGAGCATGGCGCCGAAGCCTTTGAGCGCTCCGGTTGTGATGCCGAGCGCTTCTGTGGCGAGCGGATACTGCGCCTCAAGAATGGCGAGCGAGTCGGCCGATTTCACGGCTACGTCGAGCAGCTGCTGCATGCCCTTGCCGTTCATGAACGTCTCGAACTGCCGCGCGCCGAGCGTGGCCGCCTTGCCGGCCGTGCCCTCGTTCATGGCGGCGAGACGGCGCTTGATGGCTTCGCCGCCGACCTTCGGGTCGAGCGACAGCAGCGCATCGGCCGCCATCGGGTTCTTGTTGAAGGCGTCGACCAGCACCTCGATGCCGCGCTGGCCGCGCTCTTCCTTGAAGATGTTCTGCCGGCGTGCGCCGTAGGATGGATCCATCACGCCCTTCAGTGCGAGCTCGCTCAAGATCTCGGCCATGGGCCGCAGCTCCGTGCCGAGCTTGCCATCCTTCGTGACGTTGACGCCGAAGCCGCCCTCCGCGCGCGACTTCGCGAGCAACTTCTGCACCTTCACGTCATTCAGTGTGCTGACGGTGCGCACGCCAAGCGTCGCCGCTTCCGACGCGCTCATGTCGCTGGTGCCGAGCAGCTGTGTGATGCCGAGCGCCTGCTTGGCGCCCTCGATGCCCTTCAGGTTGGCGTTGCGCCCCATCGCGCCGAGAGCGGCGGCGAAGTTGTCGGCCACGTCCTGGAAGCTGATATTGCCCAGGTCGGCCGCCTGCACCATCGCGCCGCCGAGCTGCACCATCTGCTCGTCCGTGAGGTCGAACTGCCGACGCATGACGCCGAACGCGCCCACCACGGACTCGACCGACGTGTTGGTCGCCACGCTCACGTCCGCGAGGTTGTCGAGGATGGCCGTGAACTCCTTGAGGCCGCTGAAGCGGTCCTGCGCGGCTTCGAGACCGCCCAGCAGATCCAGCGCGCCGACACCGGTGCGGGCCGACGTGGCCAGAATCTTGGCCTGCATGGCCTTGCGCTCGTCCGCGTTCTGCCCGCCCATGTCGGCGAGCAGGGCCGAGCGGCGCTGAAACTGCACGGCCTGCGAGGCCAGCTGCTCGGTCGACTGGGCGCCGAACGTGCTCGCGTAGGCATCGACACGCCCGTATGCTGCGGCGCCGGCGCCGGCCAGCAACGCGCCGCCGCGCATGAGCGCGTCCTTGCGCGTGCGCTGCACGGCCTGCATCTGGCGCTGTGCCTTCTGGGCATCGCGGATCTGCCCGCGTGCCGACTTCTCTTGCTCGCGCGACTGCATGGCCGCGCTGTTGATCTGCATGCGCAGCTTGTACTTCTCGAGCTGCTCCGCCGAGCGTGCCTTCTGAGAGTCCGCCTTCTGCTGCGCCTTTACGTCCGCGTCCCGCAGCTTCTGCTCTATCTCCGCGCTCTTGATCGCGACCTTGACCTTCCAGGCCTCGGTCGCGGCTGCTTCCTTGCGCTTCTGCTCCTCCGCGCGCTTGGCCGCTTTTGCGGTCGCGTCGGCCGCCTTCTGCGCCGCCTTCGCGCTCGCTGCCGTCTCCTTCTGCTTGGCCTTCTCGGCGGCCTTGACGTCGCGCTCAGCGTCTTTGGCCGCCTTGGCCTGCGCCTTGGCGACGTCCGCCGAGGCCTTGCGCGACGCGTCGACCGTGCCCGTGAGCGAGCGCCGCAGGCTGCTGTCCGGCAGCGCGCCGATGCGGATGACTGCGCGCGCTGACGTTTGATCGGCCATGGTGCGTCACTCTTCGGGGCGATGGAACTCGGCGTACTTCGCCCACCAGTACGTCACCTGCCACTCCGTCAGCTGCGAAGCCGGCTCGCCAAAATACGCAGCAAGCGCCGGAGCGTGGGCGCATCGTATTGGCTCAGTATTAGAGAAGCAGTCAGCTCCTCTTCGGGTTTTCCCAGGGCGTCTGCCAGCTCCCGCACCGCGTCGTCGCTCAGGTCACCGAGCAGCGGGTTCACGCGCTCTTGCTGCTCCAGGTACATCTGGTGCAGCTGGTTCACCATCACGGTGTCGAGCTTGCGCACCGACTCCAGGAAGTCGAAATGGGTCGCGTGCTCTTTCGTCTTCGGGTCTGGATCCGGTTTCACGAACGCGCGGTAGATGAGCGCGCGCTTGGTGTCCTCGTCCAAGATCTCGGCGTCGAGCTGCATCATGAGCAGCGGGTCGATGCCGCGTGCCTGCGCGCGCTGCTGGACGTACTGCACGGCGTCGAGCCGCGCTTCGTCCACTTCCTCGCCCGTCAGCACGCGAATGCCAACGTTGGCCACCGACGCGCCCGGCATGGCGGGGAAAGGGACGACGCGCACGGCGCGCCGGCCCTTCAGCATCTCTTTGATGCGGTCGGCGTCGGGCTTCTGCACGCGCTTAGACCTTGACCGCGGCAGTGCCCATCGCGTTGAACTTCAGGCCGTCGGGCCCGAGCTCCACGTCGGCCGTGTCCACGACCGCGTCCGCGCTCGAGTACGTGATGGGCGGGACGGTGTCGCACACGAAGTCGATCTGCCCCTCGTAGTTGCGCACCTTCTCGGTGTCGGTCGAGCCCTTCACGATCAGCGTACCCTGGAACTCGCACGCCTGCGGCTCGTGCGAGAAGCCGGCCAAGATGCCGCTGCCGAACTGCGGCGTCTTCTTGTCGCCGCCCAGCTTGATGGTCGCACCGGGGCGCGTGCCGAAATCGGTGCCGCCGAAAATGACCTTGGTGACACCGAGAACTCGTGAAGCAGCCATGTCGTTACCTCCGGCCTCGTGGGCCTGACAAAAACAAAAGGGCTGACGCGGGCGCAGCGTTGCGCCGCAGCTCGCGTCAGCCGTTCGTGAACACGCGGAGCAGAAGGCTCACGCGCAGCGTTGCATCAGTTGATGAACTGCATCTGGCCGTCCAGGCCGCGGAACTGCTTCATCAGGCTCGGGCCGAACTGCAGCGACAGACGTTCGCCGCTCGGTCCGATGTCGCAGACGAGCTCGTCGACGAACTGCTGCTTCTTCGATGGGTCCACCCAGCCCTCGTCGATCCACACCTCGTAGCGACCGGCCGCGACACCCTTCATCGTGTTGGGCGTCATGACGGGCAAGCCCTGCGGCAAGCGGCCGCCGTCGTCGGCCAGCAGATGGCGCGGGAAGTTGAGGGCGACGAAGCTGCGCAGGTCGTAACGCATCGCCGCGAGCGTGTCCGCCTTCTCGGCGTACAGGTACGAGGTGTCGAGCACGCCGGCCGCGTTGAGGCGGTAGGTGCTGATCATGGTCTCGAGGTAGACGTTGCCGGCGCCGTCGTCGACGTGCGTGGAGCAGCCCGCGTATAGCAGCAGGTTGCGGTCGTTCTCGGAGAACTGCGAAGCGGGGTCGCAGGGCATGACGCCCGGGACCTGCAGGGTCTGGCGCGGGCGCGAGGGCGCGATCTGCGAGTGGTACGCGTTCACGCCTGCCACCGCCGCCGCCCAGATGTAGCTCGGGGTCGGCGATGTGTTGGCCGCCATCAGGCGGATGAAGGGGCTGTTGCGCGAGGTGCCGAGCGTGTTGGCCGTGCCGTACGTGCCGACGACCGCGCAGTAGGCGAAGCCTTCCTTCTGCACCATGCCGTTCCAGCGGGCGAGCAGCTCCGTCTCCAGGAGACCAAGGTTGGTCGAGTCCGTGTGGGGCATGATGAAAGAGTCGTACTGCACCGACCCGATCGCCGTGATGCTCGCGCTGATGGCCGGGTTGGTCGCACCGGACGTGCCGGTCGCGATTGCGATCGTGATGCCCGGGAGGGCAACGTCGGTCTGCAAGTAGTTCACCCGCACGTCCTCGTCCATCACGCCCTTCCACCGCTTGGTGAGGGTGACGACCGTGGTGGATGCACCGCTCGTGAACGGCATGCGGGCGTAGTCGCGGTGCGCCTTGATGGCAGTGTCGACGAGCGGTCCGACGGCCGCCGCCGCCGTGTTGTTCGGGATCGACACCGGCACGCGACGGCCGCCGATGTAGAGCGCGATCACGCCCGCGGCCGTGCTGGTGCCGCTGAACGTGATCGTCTTGGTTCCGGCGGTGCCGCCAGAAGCCTCGACCTGCCCACACGCCCAGAGCTCGGTCTGGCCGTTCGCGGCTTTGAACGCTCGGCACATCTCGGCGAGCTGAGAGCCCACGCCGAAGTACGAGTCGGCCTGGTCGCCGCTCAGAATCTGCTTCGGCGTCAGCTCTGCGACGGCGGCCGTGCTCAGCTGGATGCCGAAGGCCATGACCTTGTGCGGCTTCTTCGAGACGCCCTTGACCGCGCGCGACTTGTCGAACTCGATGTGCGTGACGTTCGTGCGAACGGTCGTGTCGATCTCGTTGAACGGAAAAGTCATCGACTAGCCCTCACTCGCTCGGGGTGGATGCGTTGCGCGGCCGCTTCGGAGCGGCGCTCGGATCGGTGGAGCCGGCTTCGGCAGCACTCGCGGGCGCGGCTTCGTCGGCGGGCACGAGGTCGCGATCGCGCACGCGGCGGTTGACCGTCGCGTCGACTTCGAACATCTCGCCCTCGTCGGGCACGCGCTTGCCCGTGCGGTGATTGGTGATGACGAGACGCGTGCCGTCTTCGGCCACGCCGGGCTTGAGCTTGATCTGTTCGGTCATGGAACCGGATATCCCTGCAGCGTCACGAGGTCGTTCGTGAACGGGTTGTTCGTCTGGTCCGCGACTTCCGGGTTCTCGTAGCCGTCGAACGCGGCGTAGAACTCCAGGAACGGATGCAGCGTCGTGAGGTCGATCGTGTCGGGCGTGTACGTGACGACGATGGAGCCGACGAAGATGGGCACCGTCTCCGAGCCGCCCTCGGAAAAGGCGTTCTCGCACTGCGCCGTGTCCTCTTGGCCCTGCACGCCGGCGGCAGCCAGCACGTCAGCGCCGCCGCTCACCGACTCGTGCCCGCCGTCGAGCACGACCGTCTCGATCACGTCCCACACGGCATCGAGCGCGGGCCAGCGGTTCTTTCGCTTGTCGAGCGTCGTCGCCGGAAGCACGTACTGAAAGAAAACCGTGATGTCCTGCACACGGTTGGTCGAGCTCTCGCGCCGCGACTTGCGTCGCTTGCGGTAGATGCAGAGCGCGGGCAAGTCCGCTGCCGCCATCACTTGCAGCGTGCGCGGGTCCTCGTAGCACTTGACCACCATGCCAGGCCCGAGCTCGGCCGTGATGGCCGCGCGCACGAGCGCCGCGATCGCGCTCAGGGGCACGTCCTTCTGCGTGTCGATCGACATCGTGGTCAGCGTCGATGCAGCGCGATGCCGAAAGGCGCCGCGGTGGCGTAACCGCCAGCGACGGTCGGGCGCAGCGACTCCACGGTCGACTCGTACCGCTTGCGGTAAATCTTGTGCTTGGTGGCGTGCAGGCCGTCCGGCGTCGTGATGCCGTTGCAGAACAGCCGTGCGATCGCGCACTCCACGACCGCGCGCTTCAGCTGCGACGGCGTCGTGATGTCGCTCTCGGCGACGGGTGGCGTGCGGTTGGCCAGCTCGTACAGCACGTCCGCCAGAGACAGCTCGAGCACGCGCTCGATCGTGAACGTCTCGCTCACGAGGTTGTCGAGCACGCCGGCGCCACCCAGCTCCTCCGCGACGTCGTCCTCGGTCGCTACCTGGCTGGTCGAGATGGTCATGAGCGCTCAGAAGGTGGTGTCGAAGCCCGCAGCCTCGAAGGCGTCGGCCAGCGCGTTCTCGAACGTGATCGTGATGTCGTCGATCTCGCGCTCGAGCGCCTCGGCCATGAACCTGAAAGCCGGGTTGCCCGGGTGGTCGACTGACTGTGCGAACACGACGCCGCTGATGGTGCCGAATCGCAGCGTGCCGCCGGGCTTGGCCGTGATCTTGTGCGGCTTAGAGCCGAACTCGATGGGCGCGCCGTAGTTGGCGTTCGCCGCGACCACGACCTCGAGACGGCCACCGCCGAAGCTGCCGTCGACCGGGTCGGCGTAGATGGAGCGGGTCAGGTTGCCGCTACGGTCCTGGTAGCCGTGGTTCTCGCGCGCGGACTGCGCGACCTGGTCGCCTGCCTGCCGCAGTGCCACCGGCATGACGAGCGCGAGCTCGGCCTCGACGCGATCGATCGCGTACTCGATGCCGCTCACGTCCAGCGAGATACCTCCGCCGTCGTGACCCATGGGCATGTTGGCCTCGCGTCAGTCGAAGTACGGTAGAAAGTGCGGGTTGCCCGAGGCGTCCAGAATCTTGATGAAGCCCGATGGGTCTGCGTCGGGCACGCCGTTTGTCCATGTCGTGGCGGGCGTGTCCGACGTGGGCGTGACCTTGAAGGTCGCGGTGCCGGCAGCGATGCCGGATAGATCGTGGGTCGTCGCAGGAGTGAGCGCGTCATCGGCGGTGTCCTGCGCGGCATCGGCAGCCGCCTGCGCATTCGCCACGTCCGTGGTGGCTTGGTTGATCTGCGCGAGCAGCGCATCGCTCACCATGCGCTGCTTGCCCTGCACCGTGACGGTGCCGAGCGTGCCCGTGCCGGAGGCGTTCGTGTAGACCAGCCGCACCCATGCGGCCGAGGTCTCGAACGTTACCATCGCCGGGCCGGCGTTGTTGTTCACCGTCGGGCTCGTGATGCCTGCGGCGACCCATGTCACGCCGTCGTTGCTCTCCTCGACATCGAAGTCGCCCGCGACGTTCGCGCCGTTGGTCCAGTCGGGCATCCACGACACCGAATACACGGCGTCGCCGAGGAACAGTGGCGTTGAGGTCCGCTTGTTCGTGCCCGACATGGCGGCCGCGCTCCACGCGATCGCCGTGCCCTTCAGCACGTTCTGGATGGCTTCGAAGCTCACGTGTCGTCAGCCTTTCACGACATCAGCCGATGCTTCACCAGCACGGCGCCGTCGCTGTCTTCGACGACTTCGATTTCGGGGTTGCACCAGCATGGCTCGCCATCGGTCGCATGCTCTTGGCCGACCAGCGGGTACACGTGAATGACCTCGCGGGTCTCGGGCGCCGCTTTCGCGTCCTCCCCGCTCACCAGCCGCGTGCCTTGCGGATCTCTTCGCGCAGGCGGGGAGCGAGCCAGCGAGCGTCGACCGTCATGCCGAGATTGCTCGCCATGGCCTGCAGGGTCCCAACGTCCTCGATCGCGTCGAGGTCGTCGGCGCCGGTGGAAGCTTGCGCGGTCGGCTCGGCGGTTGCCGGAGCGGCCGCTGCGCGCGCCGCGCGGATCAGCTTCCGCAGGCTCTTCTGCTGCTTGTTGCCGGGCTCGATGCCCAGCCGTTTCGCCATCTCGCCGAGCACGGCAACGTCCTCGATCGCGTCGAGGTCGTCCTGCTCAGGCTGCGCGGCCGACTGCAGAGCAGCCGCCGTATCCGCCTGCGCGGCGTTCAACGTGTCGGCGTCGACGATGGTCGGCGGAACATTCTGCGCCGGACCACGCACGATGTGCACATGGTCGATGTCGCATGGCAGCACGCACGATGGCAGGTCGCCCTCGGAGCGCTCGTTCGGTGGCAGCTCCGCCGACGGCTCCTGCGCCTCGACCGGCATGCCCATCGCTTCGCGCGCCTCGTCGTCGGCCGGCACCAGCTCCATGTCGGCGCCGAGCGCGGCCACGAACGTGATCAGCTGCTGCCCAGTGAGCGGGCGGATCGATAGGCCGTCCACGAAGTGCAAGATGCCCAGCGTGCCGCTGAAGTCGTCCTGCTTGTGCTTCAGCAGGTACGAGCCGGCGACACCGCCAGAGAGTGGGCTGCGCGGGATCCGCCAAATGTCGGTCGGCATCGCTGTTCTTTCGTCCTTGTGGCTGCGTCTCAGAAGACAGGCTGCGGAACGCGAGCGGGAGGAATGGACCGCCCGCGCTCCGCAGCACCCACCACCATCAGGTGACGATTTCCTTGGCGCGAGCCGCGGACTTCTGCGAGCCGATGCCGAGACCGCCGTACCACGCGAGGCGGCCGCCGATCTTGTTGCCAGCGCCGCTCTGGATGGGACCCAGGTTCTGCAGGTTGAAGCCCATCAGCGATGCGTTGCGCGGATCCGCGTCCACGTTGTGCTTCTCGCCGCCGAGCGCGCCCAGGTAGCAACCCTCGTCCTCGCCGAGGCTGAGCAGGTACACGCTCGAGAGCGTGGACGAGCTGCCCTTGGCCTCGGCGATGCCGACGTTGTCGTTGCGGATGATGGGGATGCCCGCGTACTCCGGCACCGTGAGGCCGCTTGCCAGCTCCACCGTGTCGACGCCGCCGCCCGCGCGCAGCAGATCCTTGAACTTGCGGATCATCTTCGAGTGCATGACGAACACGGGGTTGTCGCCCGTGTAGACGCTGTCGATCAGCTCGTCCAGGATGGCGAGCGACAGCGCGTCACCGCTCGCTCCGGTCGAGCTGCGGGTTTGGCCGGGCGTCACGAGCTTGCTCACGCCGTCGAAGTCGTCGGTGCTCGACGTGAAACGGACGACACGCTCGGCATCCGCCGTCGCGTCGCTGACGTCGAGCGTGACCGTGATCCACTTGGACGGATTGTCCGCGTAGAGCGTGTAGTTGCCGTCTGCGGCGCATGCGACGGCGGCGCCGTACTGAACGTCGCCGGGAGCGCGGAACTGCAGGAGCGTGCCGCTGTGCGTGTACTTGAGCGAACCCATGCCCTCGCGGTTCGAGTCCATGTAGGACGAGTTGGCCACCAGCGCATCGACGTAGGCGCCCGATTGGAACGCTTCCACGGTGATGCCCGTGATGTTGCCGCCGTTGATGATCTTGTCCGAGAGCGTGCGGCCCGCGGCCTTGAACTTCTTCGCGGCCTGCTTGGCGAACGCGTCCGAAGACAGCGCCGCCATCGCGGGCACGTAGAAGTCCGACACCGCCTGGCGGTTCATGATGGTGATCACCTCGTCGGTGCCCGTCGACTCGCTGATCGACGTGGCCGTGTCCGAGATGAAGGCGAAGGAAGGCAGCGCCTTCTCACGCGTGATCGTCCAGCCCTCGCCGCCCTTGGCAACGATCGGCATGAGGGGCAGGAGCTGGTCGGCCAGCACGAGCTCCTTCAGGACCGCCGCGTTGTACGGCTTCTGCGTGGTCTTCCATGCATCGAGTAGGGTCAGTGCCATGTGTCTGTCTCCGTGTCTGTTGGGTTGCGTTCACACAGCCCCAACAGGTCCGCGCGCGTGGCGCGCCGTGGGGGTTACTTGCCGGACTGCTGTTCCGCGCGGTCCATCTCGAGCAGCTCTTCGCGCGAGCGCTGCCACAGCGGCTTGTCGCCAGCTCCGGCGCTGCCACTCGTGTTCGGGCGCTTGCTGCCCGTGCCACCGCCGCCGATCGCTTGCGCGAAGTGCGGCTTGTCCTGCAGGAACTGCTTGGTCGCCGTCTCCAGCTTCGCGTACGACTTGCCGCCGTAGATGATGCTCGTGATCTCGCCCGTCTCTTCGTCCGTCTCGAACTTGGCGAGACGCTGAAAGCTCTCCGCTGCATCGCCGACCGCGTCCGCGATCACCCGCGTCGAGTGCAGCGCGTCCGTCACGGCACGCGACTGCCGATCGGACTTCAGGCGCGCGCTCGCGGCGTCCGCCGCTGCCTTCGCCTCGTCGCGTTCCTTCTGCAGCGCGTCGCGCTCCGCCTTGCGGGTGCGCTCCTGCGCCTCTTCCTTGATCTTGCGCTCGTGGGCGTCGCGCTCCGCCTGCGACTTGCCGGCAAGCTCCAGCTCCTGGATGCGCGCGTTGAGCGCGTCCATCTGCTCCTTCGCCGCCGCTTCCGCAGCTGCGCGTGCCGACTTCTCGCCCTCGGCCTTCTGCTTGGCCGCGATGCGGTTCACTTCCTCTTGCGTGAACGTCTTGGGCTTCGGCTCGCCATCACCGTCGCCACCGCCGCCAGTGCCATCGCCATCGATGCGGCACAACGACGGGCGTACGAATCCACCAACGCACAGGGCGTGCGCGATCATCAGCTTCTCGAACATGTCTCGCTCCATCCCAGCTGCTTTGCGTGGCCTGGGTGCCACGTGTCCCGCATAGAGCGGCGGGTCGCTGCGGTCCGACGACGTGCCCGTGCTCGCGCTGGTCGGTCAGCGCGTGGGCGTAAGATCAGGCGGCTTGCTGCTGGTTGTCGGGCGGTGGGTTGTCGTTCCCGTCGTCCGCGTGACTGCCGGTGCTGGGCTTCGGCTTCTTTTCCACCGTCGGCGCGGGCGCCGCGAGCACGATCGGAGCCGCAGCTTCGGCGTCGCGACGTTTCGCGAGCTCGGCCTCGATCACCTTCAGCTGGTCGGCGTGCGCGTTCGGCAGCATCTTCTGCACCGCGCGCAGCACCATGTGCATCTTCGCCGTGGGCGCCATGCCGGCGACGCTGACGGCCTTGATCAGGTTGTCGAGGTCGACGCTCAGGTCGTCGACGCGGAAGTCAGCCGGAGCGCTGCAGCGCAGCTTGTCGACCGTCGCCTCGTCCACACCTTGCGAGCGCATGACCAGCTGCAGCGATGCTTGATCGCCGTGCGCCATGCCCTTCGCGACCTTCACCAGGCGCTTGTTCGTGCCCTCGAACTTGTACGCGCGCGCCGTGCCGCTCTCCGCGCCGCCCGCGTCGTCTTCATAGGGCGCCGATGCGATGCGGTAGATTTCCCGCGTCGTGGCTTCGAGGCGCTTCTCGTAGGTGGCCGCCACCGAGCCAGGCGGCGCGATGAATGCGTAGCCCTGCGTCGCGTTCGCCGGCACGCCGACGGCGTTGCCCGCACCAGCGACGATCTCCGCCGGCTTCGCGCCCTCGTCGCCCCCATCGCCGCCGCTTCCCTCGGGGATGGGAACCTGCAGCAGCGCGAACACGGTGCTGCGCAGATGCTCATCGAGTTCGGACAGCAGGTTGAAGTGCCGGCGATTCTCCACCGCCACTGCGCCCACCATCGAGATGCCGCGCACGGGGTCCTCGGAGCGGCCCGCGCGAAACACGACGAGCGGCACGCAACCGAAGCCATGTGGCTGCTTGTCGCGGACGGTCGTCACAACCGGCTTGCCGTCCTCGCGCTCGACGACTCTGTACTCGCTTACGGTGTCGGTCGTCCAAATGAGGAACTTGTCGTACTGCTGCTCCGCGCCCAGCGGGTCGACTTTCTCGCAGTACGTCAGCTTGATCTTCACCCACAACAGCGAGCCGCTGTCGTCGGTCTGCCACTCGAGCACGTTGGCCGGGAACAGCGGAATGGCGCGCGTGCGCAGGTCCAGCGCCTTCTCGTGCGCGCGGCTCTTCACCCCGTCCGGCGTCGGGTCGCGGTCGAACATGACCGGGCACCAGCCGAGCTGCAGCGCGCGCGGCATGATGGTCTCGTCGCGCAGCTCGTTCCACGAGGTACCGCGGCCGTCCGCGTCCTCGAGCCAGTCTGCCATGGTCGAATCATCGAGCCCCTGCCGCGTGGGCGGCTGGCTCGACAGGTAGCTGCAGAACAGGTCGGCGATGGGGCCGACGTAGTTCACGTAGTGCGCCACGTCGATGCGGCGCTCGAACTTGGGCGCGTCCTCGCGCGGAAAGCGGTCGAGGTAGGTGTCGAACGTCTCGGTGCCGCGCTGCTGCCAGAGCGGCGTCGAATACACGTCGGAGGCCCAGCCGAGATAGCCGGCCGATGGCGGTCTCACCTTGCCGGCGAAGCCGCCGCAGCCCGCATAGGCGTCGAGGAGGAACCGGTGCCACACGCGCTCGGTGTCGTAGTCGCTGCGCGCGCTGCGCAGCTTCTCGACCAGACGATCCGTGGCCGCACGCGCTGCCCTCTCGACCACACTGTTTGATGCGCGTCGGGCCATGCGGCAGCTTTCAGAGGTTGGGAATCGTGAATGTGCCGCCGGTCCAGATCTTCTTGTTCAGCACGTCGTGAGCGGCGGCGAGCGCGTCCACCTGGTCGTCCTCGCCGTCGTTCACGCCCGTGAACGCGCACACCTCGTCGACGAACGCGTCGACCCACTCCGGCACCTGCGATTCGTGATCGTCCTCGTCGAGCCCGAAGAACTTGCGGCTCGGCACCAGCACGCGCTGGTCGTTCCATGCCTCGGCCACAGGCTGCGCGCGCTGGAACTTGTCCTCGCTCGCCGTCACGACCTCGAGCTGCGGCACCTTCAGCTTGATGAAATCGGCGGAGCCCGCCTCGGTGCCGCTGGCGTACCAGCGCATGGGCCCGCGCCGCTTGCTCCGCATCGAGTGCAAGGCGAGCAGGAATTCGGGCGCCTTCACCTGCTTCCGGATGACGCCCACGACGTAGAAGACGGGCTTCTGCGCGTGCGCCTTGCCGTCCGCCGTGCGGAGCGGTGGCGGGTCCCAGCGCCAGAGCTCGATCGCGACCGAGTGATCGGCCGTCTTCTTCTTCGAGTAGGCGAGGTCCAGGCCGTATCCGACCCGATAGGCCTCGGCCGGCAGCGCGTCGTAGTACGCCGCCTCGCCAAACACGGAGCCGCCACGCGGGCGGGGCTCGCCCTGGTAGAGCGAGACGAAACTGAAGATGTTGGTCCGTTGCTTCTCCAGCAGGGACACGCGCGACTTGCGCTCCTCGCACAGAGGCTCGCCGCGTCGCCGCTGCAGCGGGTCGCTGATGACCACGCCGTTCGCGTCGGTCGGGCCGTCCGCCAGCGCCTGCAGGTTGATGTACTTCCACCCGCGCTTGATGAGCTCGCCGCTCAGGTCGTCGGGGTGCCACCGCGTGGCTACCACGATCTTCGAAGCGCTCGGGTGGCAACGCGGGTCCGCCACGTCGTCGAACCAGTCGAGGCATTCCTCGCGCGCCGCCGCGCTGTCGGCTTCCCTGCGGTCCTTCAGGATGTCGTCGACGACCAACACGCCGTCGACCGGCTCACCGGTCAGGCCGCCCTTGCGCGACGCCCAGATGATGGAGCCGCCCGTGCGCTCGTTCAGCCAGTCGTCTTGCCGAAACCGCAGCTTCAGGCCCGCGCGTTCGGCAACCAAACGTGTCTTGCGCTCGACGCGTCCGCTGCGCTTGGCGTTGTAGGTCGTGTAGGCGTTACGGCGCTCGGGCCGAACCTGCATGCCGCGGCATAGCGCGTGCGTGATGCACTCCGTCTTGCCGTGCTGCGGTGGCGCAGCGACTACCGCCATGACGGGCGTATCCCACGCCTGATCGAGCAAGTCGGTCAGCGGCTTCAGCCAGTGCGGCGCTACGAGCCGCGGGCTGACGCGCGGAATGTAGTGCTGCAGCGGCTCAATGAACTGCTGCGTCGGTCGGGCTTCCTGCAGCTGGCGTCGTAGCCACTGCTCGGACACCCATTTCCTCGGCAATGAGATCGAGGAACGCGTCATACAGCGCCTGCGGCACGCGGCCGCGCATCTTTTCCAGGAGGGCCTCGACGATCGCCTGCGCCTTGCCGTCGGCCTTGTCGGCCCACATCCCGAAATGCTTGCCGAGCAGCTCGAGCGCACGGTCCTTGCTGTGCAGCTTCACGCCGATCGCGCGGTTGCCGAACTTGTCGAACTCGTGCTTGACCTCGGCGATCGCCTTGCGTTGACGCTTCGTCAGCGTGCGGGTGTTGTTGACGACGACCGTCTGGATGACCTCGCGCTTCGTCGTTCGCACCGGCCGGCGGGTCTCGGTGTCGTAGTCTTCGACCACGACCGAGCACTCGCGCTCGTCGACCTCGGCGTAGTCGAGGATGTCAGCGAAGGCGATCGCGGCCAGCTCCTCGACGATGCGGTCGACCGTCACATGAGTGCGCTCGGCCATCTGCCGCTGCCCCTCAGCAACTGCACCGCGCACCAAAGGAAGCTGAAGGAGCTGGTAGCCCTGAACCTCCGCCGTCTTCTCGCTGTACCCCGCTCGTCTTGCAGCTGCCGTCGCGTTGCTGTCGACGAGGTATTCGCGCACGAAAGCCGCCTGCTTGGCGGTCAGCTTTCGGCTTGCTCCAGTGGCGGCCACGGCTCAGCAGCGATGCAGCGCGCGAGCTCGGAAGCTCAGCTGCCAGTTGCGCGGCTGGGCGCTGCGGTGAGGCTGCGGCAGGAACACGCGCTCGCCGTAGCGCTTGGGCACCAGCTGGATGACCGGCGTCGGCTCGCTCACCGGCATGTGGTCCGCGTGGTAGGCGCTGACCGAGTAGCCGTCGTCGCTGAACAGCGCGGCGGCGTTGGAGCCGCACACCGCGACCGTGATGCTGAAGATGACGATGGCGCCCGCCGTGAAGGCAGTGCTGTATCGCCGATCGAAGTTGTCGTTGCAGGCCATGCTGGCGCTCCTACGTGTTGGGAGTGCGGACCCGATCACCGTCTTCCGACCAGACCGTCCGTCCGTCACACCCCATACCCATGTACATGGCGCTCACTCTCGTCGCTCGTTGTCGCTTGCTGTTCCTTGTTGTCGTTCTTTTGGTGGTTGCGTGTGCGACGACACCGGGCTCGCCAGCCACGTCGCAGGTCCGCCGTCTGAACGACGAAGCTGTGCCCGCACGAGCACGTTACCGCCACCCATTCGCGTCGTCGGGTGTCGCGCCACGGTTGGGTGGCGGTCGTGAGCTCACCGAACGCAGAGCCGATTGGAAGGCTCATTCGCCGCGAGCTTGAAGCTCGGCCACGAAGCGCGAGCCGCCGCGCGGGAACGCTCGCTGGATGGTGTCGACGTTCGCGTGCCACAGCCGCGGGCCGATCTTGTACAGCGCGCCTGCCTTCACCCATAGTCTGCGCACCCACCACAACGGCTTGTCTCGGAAGAGCAGCTTTCGGATCTCCACCAGCGACCACTCGACGCGCGCGTGCTTGACAGCCTTGCTCATTGCACCGAATCTCCCGTGTTAGCTGGCGAGCTCGACGGGCCTGGTGCGAAAGCGCTGGGCTTGTTCGTTTTTAGGGCGGCGTGTCCGCGTCATTCTCGATCGTCAAACCCTGGCCGCGGTTCTCCATGAACCAGCCCTCTGCATGCGCCTGGGTGAAGCCGAACGCTTTCCACGGCTCGCTGTCGCGCTCTCGGTAGTGCACGTGCCCCTCGATGGTGCGAAACGTCCACCCGTCCGCATCGCGCAGCGTGTGCCCCGCGCGCAGCGCATCGGCAGCCTGCTGCCCGCTGAGACCAGATCCGTGCGCGTGCGCCAGCGTCCGCGTCTCCTGCACAACGCGCTCCTCCTCTTCGGGTCCCCCTCCACCTGGTCGATACGCGCGCTCCATGCGCCCCTCCAGGCTGTTCGGACCAAACGTGCACGAGCGGCACGAGTGATAGCCGCACGGCTTCGGCTCTCCGCAGTTTGGGCAGTCGTAACGTGGATCGATCGTCACCGCTCCACGCTCCCGCGTTGCACTTCGTTCCACGCCGCGCACGCCGCGGTGTGCAGGCGCTCTGCTTCCACGGCCGCCGCCGCCATCAGCTCCGCCCTCGCCTCGCGCGGACGCGTCTTCTGCAGCGCCCACTCCTGGTAGAGCCAGTGGATCGGCTTCTTGTCATCCAGCTTCGCGACCGCCACGCGCCTCGCCTCGTCGGCCGCCTTGCGGATCACGCCGGGCTCCTTGCCCTTGGTCGCCTCGTGCGATGTCTTCACCGCGCTCTCGATCGTCTCGATGCGCACCTGCGCGATCAAGCGCGAGCCACCACCCGTGTAGGGCCAGAGCGCGAACAGGCGGCCGGGCAGATCTTTCCCGTCCACCACGTCATCGTGCGTCGGCTCCCACGCGCTGCCGGCGTCGCCATACACGTACTCGATCACGGCGGCGGCCTGACGGTCCACGCGATCGAGTCGCATCAGCTTCATGCTGTACGTGCCCGCGTCTTCGAGCGTGTCGCCGTCCGGCTCGTAGCCTCCCACGTTGCGGAACTCGGCTGTGATGCGGGCCGTGACCTCGCGCTCGCTGTATCGGATGATGCCGTTTACCACCTTCGGGAAAGCGACCTGGGACTTCGGCGCCGAGAACGTCTTGGCGCGCTCGAGCATGCCGCCGCTCGTACTTCGCTCGAGCGCGATGGCGCCGCGGCTGAAGTACCAGACGAGCCCGCTCGCCACGTTCGGGAATAGGTAGTCTCTCGCGCTCTTCATTGTGCAGCGTTCCCTTCCTGCCCGAAGTCGAAGACGAGCGAAAAGTTGCCGGGCGTGTCCTCGACGCACTTCACGTCCACGTCCTCGTGACCGAGCAGCAGCACGAGCTTGTCGCGTGAGCGCAGCATCTCGGCGGAGACGTTGGCCCAGAACTGCGGGCTTGCGCGGTCGAGCTTCATCATGCGCTCGCGGAGCTCGGACTGGATGGCGCGCAGCTGCTTGTCGGTGTTGCCTGTCACCGGTGCCCGCACTCCTTCGTCGCGCGCACCAGGTCCTCGAGCGCGCGCGCTTGCCGCTCTTCGGTGGCGATGAGCTTCTCGACCAGCGCGCGGTCGAGCGCGGGCTGTGGCTCGGCGTGCGCCCGCGGCATGTTCCACGCGCAGAACAGACAGAACGCCATCATCGCACCGCAGAACCACAGCTTGAGTTTCATCTCCAGCATCGCTCAATCCTCCTGGTCGCCGACGTGGCGACCGCTCGATCGTACAATCTTCGGTGCGACGCGCTTCGGCGCCATCGGCAGAAGCGGTTCGAGGTCCGGCCGATCGCGCTCGCGATCGATGAGCTCGCGCTCGGGGCCGGCGGCGAGCCGGCGTGTGTGCTCGCCTGCGCTCATCACCACCACTCCAGCTGCGCGTGCAGCGGCTCACCGCGCCTTCGCGGTTCCCCCTCGCGCCTCACGAACTCGGCGACGATGAAGTCCGACAGTGCGCCCGTGCCCTCACCGAACTTCGGGCGATTGCACAGCCACACCAGGCGCGTCAGGTCGACGCGCGACCAGAGGCGCTCCCAGCGTCCGAGCCGCTTCGGGTTGTCGTCGCTACCGTGCACGAGCGCGGAACGAAAGATGCCGACCACGCGCGGCGCAAAGCCGAGCAGGTTCAGGATAAAGTCTACGTCTTGGTCGTTCTCATACGGGGGATTCGTCAGCCCGATGTCGAAACGGTCGCGCGGTGTGAAGCTGCGGAAGTCGCCGCGCACGACCGCGAGTCTGCCGTGCCCACGGTGCGGGAGTTGCTTGAGCGCGGCCGCGTTGCGTGGGTCGATGTCGACGGCGGTAACGCGGCGCACGCGAAGGTCGCGCAGCGCCGGCTTGACCAACGAGCCTTGTCCAGCGGCGGGCTCGAGTACGCGTAGGCCCGTGCCCATGCCGCGCGTGCCCCATTCCCAAACGCGCTCGGCGAGCGCTGGCGGCGTGTACCACTGCGAGAGGTCCTTCGATCGCTCCTCGCCTTCCAGGCCCGGAAGCAACATCATCACCGGAACCTCCGGCAGCACGAGCGATCGCTGGGGGGGGGCTTTCTCATGCGATCAGCGCCTGATCTCGCGGAAGAACGAGTTGCGGGTCGGCGCTGAGCACCGCACGCGCTCCCACTTCCCCGCGCGCACGGCGCGCAGCGCGCGTTCGTGATCTGTCGGCAGCGTCAGCCCGCCCCAGTGAACGGCGGGCGCGCACGGGTCCTCTACGCGATCGGCGAGCGTGCGCAGCTCCTCCCAGCGCGCGTTGTCCACCCCCTCCCAGGACGGCTCGTCGCCATCGGGCAGCTGCCGCGCGAACGCGGCGCGCTCGCTCTTCGCGTCGAGCGCGCTGTACGCGTGCAGCATCCGAGCGAACGTCCATCCCGCACGCGCAGCGCGGCGGGCGATAGCTCCGCGAATGGCGCCGCAGTCCGGCAGAGAGAACGAGGCTTCGACCCAGCAGGCCCGCGCAAGGTCGAGGGTCACCGCGGCTTCCGGTGGAAGAGCTCCCGCGGTACCGGCCGCGGGTCCGCCGGCTTTCGAGGCCGGTTCTGTTTTGGGTTCATCTTGAGCGCCGGCCGGCAGCGGGGTGCTGCAGCGGACGGCGGCGACTGTGAACAGCACGACGACGACCACGAAACCGATCAAGGCGCGCGGGCGGATGGGTTGCTCCGGGCGTCGCGTGAAGTGCTCGTTCACGTGCTGCAGCGCTCTCTCGTCGTCGGTCATCGTCGCTCGCTCGCTTTCTGTTCCTGCTGTTGCACGTGCAACTTCGGCCAACCGTTTCCCATCAGCGCCATGCCGCTCAGCACGACCGTGATGGCGAACACGAGCGCAACGCTGCGCAGGTTCTTGTCGTCGTTCGGGCTCATCGGCACCTCACGTAGCAATGCACGCACGCGGTCTCGTGCGTGCGCGGCGCGCAGGTCCAGTCCTCGTCGCGCGCAACGAATCCGCAGTCCGACAGGCTCGCCGTGAACGGGCTGTTGCCGTCGCTGCCCGTTCTGAACGCGTGCACCTTCGTTCCACCGCGCTGCATCCAGACCCAGCCTTCAGCGCAGGTCGGCGCCGGAGGCGGTTGCTGCGCGCGCATCTCGCGCTCCGCGAGCATGACCATCGCCTGCAGCTCGGCGTGCACCGCGGGAACGTTTCGCTTGCGGCGCAGCCGATGGATGCGCGCGAGCCGCAGGTCGAGCTGCTCGTCGAACGTTGTCGACGGCGGCGTTAGCTTCAGGGCAGCGCTGCTCATGCCGCCCTCGCATGCGCGTCTGCGTTGAAGCACGGCAGCAGCTGGCCCATCGTGCCGCCGTCAGCTGCAACGGTCGTGATCACGCTCCACCGGACTTCCGTGCAGCGCTGGCCATTGCGTAGCTGTACGCCGCAGAAGTCCCAACAGCGATGACCGACGACGGCGAGGCCGTGGTTGCACAGCGGGCACGCGCGCTTGATCTCCGGCACGGCGGGGATCGGCTTCTTGACGCGCGTCGGCGGTGTGAAGATGGCCGCGCGCAGCTCGCGGTCGCGCTCTTGCTGCTCGGGCGTCATGAGGCGCGCGCCTCCACGCGCGGGATGCGGTCCTGCAGGTCGGATTCACGCAGGTAGAGATCATGCAGCTCGCTGTCCTCGTCGCGAGTGCGCTCGGTCTTCCGCTTGAGCTCGCGGATCTTCCCCTGCACACCAGCGAGCTCGTCGCGCAGTGCCACGGCCTTGGGTGACGGTGCGCGCGGCGCTGCGTCCTCGACCGGATGCGACGACTTGCCCGGCTCTCGACCGGCCGCGTACTTGTGCCAGTGCTTGCGGATGTGCGTCGGGTCGACGACCTGCCAGTTGCGCTGCGCATAGTCGCTGGCCGCGATCGTGTCGAGCACCTTCGCGAGCTCGGCAGCCGGTCGCTCGCCGATCCACGCCCAGTCGTCGAAGAACGATTTCAGCTCGTGCTTGACGTGCGGGAGCAGCCGCAGGTCGAATGTTTTGCGGGCTTCGAGCGCACGCTCTCGGCGCTCAGCGCCAGCGAACGACCGGACGGGCGGCAGCTCGGGATCTGCCCGGTCCGGGGCGGACGCCTCGCGCACACGCGCGCGCGTGATCTCGCTCTGCCGTTCTGAATTCTCTCCCTCTGCCTTCTCCCCTCTTCCGTCTGACGTCTTGTCGTCACCGTGTCCGTCACCGTCACGCGCACCGTGACCGTTACCGTGCGCGTCACCCTGTCCGTCACCGTGCCCATCATCGTCACGCCGGTCCTTCGAACGGTGCTTCCGTTGTCGGCCCGCTGACTCGGACTCCTGGTACGTCCAGAACTTGTAGAAACCGTAGGCTCCGTCTGCACTTACGTAGACGGTACCCGCGTCGATCAACTCCTGCAGAGCAGCCTCCACCTCCGAGGCGGAGAAGTGCGCCGCGCGGGCGATCGCCGTGACGGTGACGGGCCTCCCGTTCGGCTGGCGCGCGCATACCGCGTCGCTCCGGTCGTACGGTTGACCGTCACGTGGTGCGTCACTGTCACGCGGACTGTGATCGTCACGGTGACGCGCGTTCGTCGACGCCTTGCACATGAGCATGAGCGGCGAGCCGAGCGCGAGCGCAATGCCGGAGAGGTCCGCGTGCGAGCGCGAGCTGTACCAGCTCCACCAAATCTTCGACCAGGGGTCGGCCATCTACGCCGCCCTCCCCGTGCGCTCTCGCCTGCGCTCGGCCGCAGCAGCGTCGCGCTCGGCGGCGGCGCAGACGGCGTCGCAGTAGCGCGTGGCGTCCCGGTCCCCGCCGTCGATGAAGAAGTCGCGCCGGCACTCTCGGTACCCGCACACGCGGTGCCCAGCGCGGCGCGCGGCAGCTTCGTGCAGGCGCCGCGCCATCGTGAGCGCAAGGTCCGCCGGCATGCTGTCGAGTGCGTCGACGGCGCGCTGCAGGGCGGCGCGCGCGGCGAGCCCGACGGGCAGCACGCTCGGAGTTGTGGTCACGGTCGGCTTCGCGACGAGCTCGTCGGCGATCAACAGCTGCAGCATCTCGGTCAGGTTCTGCGACGAGGTCGCCTGGCAGATGCGGCGCACGTGCGTTTTGAGTGTGGTCTCGGTGATGTCGAAGCGGTCGACCATCCACGCGCGCGTCTCGCCCGACGCAAACGCGAGTGCGATCTCCTGCTCGCGTGGCGCGAGTCGGTAGCGCAGCGCAAAGCGGCGCACGGCTTCGGCGAGCGTCGTCATTCGGCGACGACCTCCTGCTCGTCGAGAGGTTCCGCGAACACCTGCGCGCCGGGCATGATGCCCTCGCGCCGGCGCACGAGAGCGATCAGCAGGCGCTGCTCGGCGTACGCCGACGCTGCGTGGTCGAACGGAACGCACGGGGTCACCACGCGCACCTCGCGCTTGTGGCATTCGAGAAGGCCCCAGCCTTCCAGGAACAAGCGGTTGCCGCGCAGGTGCTCGTCGAGCAGTCCGGGCTCGGTCATGAAATAGCGCTCACGACCCATCCCGAGCAGCGGGTGGCGGCGAAAGAACTTCTGCCGGTCGCCGTGGAAGTCGCTGATCGCGGTCTTGCACTCGATGACGATCGAACCAGCGCCGCGGAGACGCCAGCCGATGGCATCGGGCTGCTCTTCAAGGTCCTGCCCTGCTGGCTCCGCAACGACGACCACGCAGCGCTGCTGGTTGCGTAGCCAGCGGCCGGCGCGTTGCACGAGCTCGGCGTGCGTCATGGACATGACGCCTCCGCGCGCGAAGCGCGACACTGCGCGCTGAAGATCTCCCACGCGTCGACGTCGCGCTGCTCCACGTCCACGGTCGGCGCGTGCCTCAGCCAGTGCACGACGCCCTGCCCGCCCGGGAACCTGAATGCGACGGACCCGACGGGCGTGCGCTCATGCTCCGTCCCGCGTGCTCCGAACGTCAGCCCGTTCGCGTGCACGATCGTGATGCCCGGCCACCGGTCGAGCGCGTCGATCTGCACGCCGCGGTGCGCGCCTTTGCGATGGCCGATGTCCGCGTAGCGCGCATCGCAGCAGGCCTCGGAACAATACAGCTTGCCGAGGTGCTCGAAGTACGGACCGCCACCTTCATCGATGCGATCGGTCTCGCGGTCGTGGCTCAGATGTAGTTCGCAGCCGGCGCACGTGTACCACCACCCGTGGTCGAGATAGATGCGCGCGGTGATCTTGTGCCCCAGGTATTGATCGAACTCCGGCGCGCGGCGCACGCGCAGGTCCTTCCACTCGACGTTGTCGCAACCATCGAAGCCATGAACGTTGCTCTTCGCCTCGGACGGCTTGCTCGCGAACGTGATCCGCGCGTAGCCCTCGTCATCGTCCCACTCGACCTTGTAGGCCTTGAGCAGTCTCTCCGCGACGTCAGGCGCCGCGCTTGGCGTGTTCACGGGCACACCTCCGACGCTTCGTGCCTGCGCCCGCAACGCTTGCAGCGCGAGAACGAGATGAACGCGCGCATCACGCAACCTCCGGGAGTCGGTAGTACACGCGGCCCGTGCCGCTCAGTGGCGACGGCTCACGCGGATCGGCAACCAGGTCACCCCTCGCTTTCAGCCGGCGAAGCGCCTGCGCGGCCAACGCGTAGCTGGTGCTCGTGCGCTTGGCGACCTCGACGCTGTAGAGGCGCGTCCCAGGGACGAAGAGCTGCAGGATGCGTGCGTCCAGTCGAGCGCGCGCACTGCGATGCTCGATCGCGCGATCACCTCTCAGCGCGCGCGCCTGCACTTCCGTCATGCGCGCTTCGGCGCGAGCGGCCGTGTTGAAGCAACGCGAGTTGACGCGGTGCCGGACGCCGCAGTTGGCGCAGGGCTCGCTCACTTCCGCTTCGCCTCTGTCGCCTCAGCCGCGACGCGCCACCCCAACCTCTTCGCCGCGTCCCGCAACGATGCTTCGACGCGCGCCCGCGCGTTCTTCTCGCGCAATCGCTTCGGCGCTTCGATGGACGAGCGCGCGATCACGCGGCCGTCGTTGGAGATCAACGCACCGTAGGCCGCGACGCCGGCAGCGCCGGTCTCGGTGCTGATCGAAAGCCGAGCGGTCTTTGCAGCTGACGGCGGCGCGGATGACGTACTGAGTTTCATGCAGGCTCCTTGTACGGACGGAGGCGGCCACTACCCGGCCGACGACGACCTTTTTTGAAAGCGTCGAGCGCGTTGTCGCTGGCAGAACCCTCGAACAGGTGGTCCGGGTTCACGCACGGCGGGTTGTCGCAGGTGTGGCAGGCGAGTCCGCTGGGCCACCGGCCCAGCTTCATCGCCAGCGCAAAGCGGTGTGCTCGGATAACAACGAGACCGGCAGGACCAACTGCGCGCATCTGCCCATAGCCACCGCGCGTCTTTGCTCGAGTCCAAAGCCAACAGCCGGTCGCCTCGTCGCGAGTAAAGCTGCGCATGAATCTGGCGACGCTGCGTTCGTCATGCGGATCGAAAATGGTCGGCCGAGGCCGACGGTAGCCATCCAGTCTGGGCGGCTGGTCACGCAGCACAGCTTGCGATTTCCCGCGTGTCGCACTATGTGCGTGTGATGCGGTCACGCAGCCCGTCCTTGCTCGCGCAGCTTCTTTGCGCGCTTCTCGGCTCGCAGGGCGGCACGGCTCTGGTTCCACGCAAGCGCGGGGATGCCAACGATCTTCTCGATGCGCTGCGCCAGCTCCATTCCCGGGTGATGGCGGCGCTGCTCGATGTAGAGCAGGCCGCTAGCCGAGCAGGGAGCCAACTCCTGTGCGGCCTCGGCAAAGGTGCGGGTTCCGCGCCATTCCGTGAGCAGTTGCTGCGGGCTCTTTCGCGACTTCACATCCCGGACTGTGACTCTGTGACTCACAGTTGTCAACAGGTCTGTGAATGACCACTGTGATTGCGGCTTCCGCTACGCATGTCGGTGTGAAAGACACCGGCGCAAAGCGGCTCGCATCCGACCGGCTGTTGATCCTCGTGGACCAACTCCTCCGGGAGTTTCCCGACGAGACGCAGAACAGCATCACGTGGGAAAAACTTGGGATTACGCCATCCTACATTTCGACGCAGCGCGTCCGACGCTCGCTTGGGTTGGACGCAGTCGGCAAGATTTGTGACCGCCTGGGGATCAGCTTGAAGTTCTTCACAGACCAGTGGCCCGAAGGCGAGCGTAGCTACAAGGACTACCTCTCAGGCCGGCAACCGGACTCGCGGTCGACCGGGCCGATTACGCAGCACCCGGGCCTGCGTGAACTTCTCCGTCGACAGAACCTCGGGGAGATCGAGCACGAGGTCGAGGCGGAGATTTACGCATGGGCTGCGCAGCACCCAGATGCTTCTGTCGACCGCGTCGAGCAAGAGCTGCGTTGGCTGCGTCTGCATCACTATCTTGCGCTCGGCGATGCTGCAGCGCTCCGCAAGGCGCAGCGCGAGTTCAACGAAGCTCTTGAGCGGCACCAGCTCAGGAAACAGCCTCGCAAGCCGTTGGCCCCGGTGAAGGACGCCGACGAATAGCGCGGGAACGCCTAGCTCGCGTTGCGCAGAGGCTCGCTGAGACCAAGTTCGGCAGCGCGCGCCATTACGAAGTCGTGCGGAAGCGCCGCGTAGTGCTTCAGTAGTTCATCTGTATTCAGAACGCGTGCCGCGCAGAGAAACGCTTCGCGCGGTAGCATGATGGCGCGCGCGACGGCGGACACATCTTCGCGGTTCGCGATCATGTCGCGTTCGCGCAGCGCCCACGTGGCCAGGCACTCGGCGATGACGCGCTCGCGCTCATCGCTGCGCATGGCACCGCAGTTGATGGTGCGCCCGCTGAGCGCAGCGCCTTCTATGCACGCGGGCACCACGCGCAAGCCACAAGCCCACGCCAATGAAAATGCGCTCCACCCTTCAAATCCGCCGGAGATGGCCGCTGCGATCGCGTCGTGGTCCATGTGAGGCGCAAATGCTGCCAGAACCCAGTGATTTCAGCCACGTACGTATTATCCCACACAGGCCGGCAGTCGCGACCGCGCCTGGCTAGCCGTACGGCCCGCTGGTATGGCCGTTCTGGCTGAAAGCGTCTGATTTTCGCAATGTCCGAAAGAGATTCACAGACTCGTTCACAAAGACGTTGACAGTTGTGAGCGGCTGATTTATCACTCTCCTTGTCACCGCGGCCCAGCCGCCAAGGAGAGCCCGATGCCCATCACGACGCAGCAACCGGCGCCCAGCGCAGCACCCTCCGCCCTGCCCCCGAGCGGACAGCTGGGCGTCGGTTCATGCGCCGTGACCCCCGCCGTCTCGATCCTCTCCGAGTCCGGCCGCGAGCTGGAGGTTCTGATCGAGCGCGAGTTCGGGTG